TTTATTTAAAAAACCAAGTATGTATGAAGATATGTCTCAATACAATAGATTAGGTTTAGGTGGAGTGGATCCAGTATTAACTGATACTTATTCTGATATGAAAATAAGTGATACAAGTTTTAGTCCTAGTACTAATTTAAAATCTACTAAAGCAATAGAAACATTAAACGATCCTGACGCACAATACTTATATGATCGAGATAAAACTACTTATCTTTTAGATAAAAATTTTATAGCACCACCAGGTCAAATAGATGACACAGGAGTTAATTATTCAGTTGGAAGTATTGAACCAAATAAAACATACACTATCGATGAATTAATACCTTACAAAGATACAATTCCAACAAAAGATTACATTCCACCATACATGGCAGAAGTAACTCAAAAAGATATTAATGCTTCTAAGATGAGGGGTTTTAATATGATGGATTACGATACAGCAATTGCAATAGGAGCAATATCTCCAAATGTAACTGAATATGAATTTGAACAATTAAAACAAGGAAACATAACAGAGCCTGGGAGTTATACAGCATAATGCCTAAACGTAGACCTCAAACACTGGATGGAACAATTCAAGATTTGTATGGTCACGTTACAGGACTACAGAAAGATATTACAACTATCCGTGATAATCATCTCAAGCATATGCATGAAGACATAGATAAATTAGATAAAAAAGTAGATAATATTATATGGGCTACCTTAGCCGCAGCATTTACAACTATATTAACTTTAGTTGGATTATTTAATTTATTCTTGAATTAATTTTAATAATTACTATATTAACAATGGATGCACAATAATGTGGTCCTAAATCTTGCTTAATATAAGGAGGTTCTCATGACAGCATTAGATTTATACAATAACTTTTTTGATAATACTTTTGACAGTGTGTTCAATAATTTATCAAAAATACATTCTTTTCCATTTTACAATGTCGTAAAATACGACAAAGGTAAATATGGTGTAGAGTTAGGATTAGCTGGATATAATAAAAAAGATATTCTAGTCGAAGTTAAAGACGGAATATTAACTGTATCTGGTCAAGTCGATGATTCTGAAAAAGAATATGTAACTAAAGGACTATCTTTTAGAAAGTTTGTTAAACAATTCTCATTAAGAAATGATGTAATTGTTGATGAAGCTGAAATGAAAGATGGTGTACTAACAGTTAAATTAGGTTTTAAAGATCCAGAAAAAGCTGAAGGTACAACAATAAAAGTTAAATAGTTATTGTGGGGCTTCGGCCCCACTCATCATACATCCATAAAACAAATATTTACTATCATTCATAATATAGATATTTTTAGATTCAATGTAGGTTGTTAAATTTTTTCTTATGATGTCACACAAATCAAATAGATCAACTCCTTTAGGAATATCTAGACCTTGTAACATTGATTTAGTTACAGGAATTAAATGATATCCAATATCACTTACAACAATTAAATCCACTGCTTTAATTCATCACCTGTAATTTTACTAGCAATATTCATTTTATTACTAAGTGCTTTTAATATTTTTTCATCTACTGTATCTTCAGCAACAATATCGATATAAGTCATCTTTCTTGTTTGACCCGCTCTATTTATTCTAGCCTCTGATTGTATTCTTTTTTCATAATCATAACCGTTAGCATAATATATCATTGTATTTGCACCGGTTAATGTGATACCATAGCCGCCCGTTTGTGGTGTACCGATAATAAATCTAACTGAACTATTTGGATCTTGAATTTCTTTAATAGCTCTTTGTCTTTCTTCATTAGAAGTGTCACCATAATAAGTAACGTAAGATTGTTTACCAAACTTTTTTTCTACAGCATTAACAATTAAATTAATGTCATGTCTATAATGAGCCCAAATCACTGCTTTGTTTTCTACTTCATCCAGTATATCTACTAATGCAGTAAGTCTTTCATTTTTAATAGGTTTAATCGTACCATCATCAGCGGTAAAATGACCACAAGTAATTTGATGAAGTCTCATTAGTTGGACCATAGCTGATTGTGTAGTCATTGTTTTACCTTCTAATTCAGCTAAAGCTAATGCTTTCATTTGACCATATATCTTTTTTTGTTCTGGAGTTAATTGTATTACTCTTTTTGTATAAGTATAATCTGGTAAATCTAAACAATCTTCTTTTAAACAACGATAAGAAAATGGTTCTAATTTTTGAGATAGTTCTCCAAGGTTTTTATAACCTACAACTATTTGTACAGAACGACCACCAAAGTTAGCTGATCGCATTACTGCATATCTAGATCTAAAAGTATAATAAGATGAATGATCTAATAAGTGTTCATCTAAAAATTCACATTGTTTAAATAAATCTAATGGTGATTTAGTTACAGGAGAACCAGTTAATATTCTTCTGTATTTAGTGTATTGGCCTAACTCTACAATATTTCTAGTTCTTTTAGCATCGGGGTTTTTAATGGTAGTAGACTCATCAATTGCCATTAACGTATTGTGTGAATTAATAAATTTAGCAGCAAATTCTAAACCTTTTTTAGTAGATAAAGCTTCTACATTCATAATTAAAAGATGTAAATCTTCACCTGTTTTAAATAAACTATTTAATAATTTTTGTTGTTTATCATTGATCATGGCTTTCCATAACACCATAGTTTTATCTATATGATTTGGCATATGAGTAGGTATCTCACTATCATACCAGTTTTGATAAACACCTTTTGGTGCAATAATTAATGCTCCATTAATTTTACCTTTGTCATAAAGCATAGCAATATTATCAATAAGTACTTTTGATTTACCAGTACCCATTTCCATAAAGTATGCAAATACTTCTTTATTCCACGATTTTTTTAACGCAGTTATTTGATGGTCGTATGGTTTAGTTTTAAATTTATAATTCATAATTTATTTCTTCTTTCTATTGACAAATCATAAAATAATCACTATTAAGTAATTGTCAAGCGAAAGTTATAAATATGGAAAACAAAGTTTATGTAATACAAGAATTACCTGGGACAAGATCAGGTAATCCTAAATTTAATATTATGGGTGCACAAAAATATGGAAAGTTAATCACACTTTTGCCAGAATTTTCACAGATAATATTATCACCAGGACCTTTAATATTTAAATTAAGAAAATTATTAAAAGATTATACTGAAAAAGATTATCTATTATTAACAGGTGATCCAGCTATAATTGGTGTAGCGTGTTCTATTGTCGCAGATATAACAGGTGGTAAATATAACCTCTTGAAATGGGATCGACAAGAACAAACATACTATCCAGTACAAATAAATCTATATGAAAAAGGAGAAATAGATGACAGTTAGTAAACGATGGAAGATACAGAATAAACTGTATGCATTGAAAGAAAGAGAGAAAAACTTAGAAAGGATAATTGAAGATACCAAAGAAGATTTTGAAGTTTTAGATAACGTCAAACTTTTTAAAAGACCAAAAGATGCGCCAATTTATGTATGGTATGCGTCAATGTGTCTTTTTTTATTTTTGAATCTTGACAAGTTATTTGGATATATTTATATGAGATATAAAGCTTATAAAGAAATAAAAAATGTTAAACGTAAACTTACAGTTACAAGAAAGGAGATAGAGTATTATGAGCAATGTTAATATAAATTTTGAAGACGATAAACAAAATCAGTTAAAGATGTCTTCAGATAACGATAAGAAACAATTATCTGATCAAGTTGAAAAACTTAAAAACTTAGAAGATGATATGAAAGTTGCTGAAAAAAAATTAAAAGATTTAAAGCAACAACACGATAGTTTATCTAATGACATCATTCCTACAATGATGACAGAGATGAATATCAGTACTATCAAATTAGCAGACGGAACTGGTGTAGAAATCAAACCCGTCTACGGTGCTTCAATTCCTATAGAAAAAAAGGAAGAAGCATATAACTGGCTTCGTAAAAATGGCCTGGGTGATCTTATTAAAAATGAGGTCACTGTTTCCTTTGGTCGTAACGAAGATAACAAGGCAATGGCTTATGCTACCCTTGCACAAGGTCAAGGTTATCAACCGACCCAGAAGTTAAAGGTTGAACCTATGACACTTAAAGCTCTAGTTCGTGAGCGTCTCGAGAAGGGTCAAGAGATGCCCACGGACTTATTTAATGTGTTCGCAGGAAACCGAACTAAAATTACTCGAACCTAATAAGGAGGAATCATGAGTAAAGAAACACTAAACAAGAACAACGGATCAAACAACAACGCTGTAGCAGAGAAAAAAACTGCTGGCGCTTTAGCTGCTAATTTCTTTGAAGCTGATGCAGATCAAGGTTTAAAGAATATTGGTCATGAAGATCTGGCGTTACCGTTCCTAAAAATCTTAGGACAACTATCTCCAGAAGTTAATAAAAGAGATGGTAAATATGTTCAAGGTGCAGAACCTGGAATGATTTACAACTCTGTAACTGGAGAACTCTTTGATGGTGAAGAAGGTATTGAAGTAGTACCTTGTCACTATAAATTAGAGTACATTGAATGGCAAGATAGAGGAGAAGGCTCTGGCGCTCCTGTTGCAATTCATCCATCATCTAGTGATATTATGTCAAAGACAACTAGAGATGCTTCTTACAAAGATAGATTACCAAATGGTAACTATATTGAAAGAACAGCTAGTCACTTTGTCGTAGTTAATAGTTCTACTCCATCTACTGCCTTAATTGCCATGAAATCAACGCAATTAAAGATTAGTAGAAAATGGAATAGTATGATGGCAAGTATAAAGATGAAAGGTAAAAATGGTATGTTTACCCCGGCATCTTTTAGTCATGTCTACAAACTTAAAACAACTCAACAATCTAATGACAAAGGTACTTGGTTTGGTTGGGAAGTTACTAAAGTTGGTCCAGTAGGTGATGAAGCTTTATACACACAAGCTAAGTCTTTTGCAGACAGTGTTAGTAAAGGCGATGTTCAAGTTAAACATGGTGAAACTAATACTTCTGAAAAATCTGAAGCAACACCTTACTAGTTTACGGATAAGTATGGGCGAGCAATCGCCCATACTGTTTAATAGAGATAGTTATGGAAGAAATATTTATAGAAATTTATACAGGATTACAGAGAGCATTTGGACAAGCAGATTTATCCAAAACAAAAATAGATTCTAGTACAGGTAAAGCAAAACCAGTTTATGATTGGATTGATAGACCTATTACTAAAAGAGATTACTTAGATCATTTAAATGGAATTAAATCAATTGGAGTACAACCTTGTGATGATAAAGGTATGGCAAGATTTGGTGCAATTGATATTGATGATAAACAACATAGTTATGCAAACTTTCCATTTAAACAATATCTAGAAATAATAGCTAAATATAAATTACCATTGGTTCCAGTTAAATCTAAAAGTGGTGGACTTCATTTATATTTATTTTTGGATAAACCTGTTAAAGCAATTTTTATTAGAAGATTTTTAGAAGGTTTGTTATTTACATTAAAGTTACCACCTAACATAGAAATATTTCCTAAGCAAACCGAACTAGGACAAAATGATGACGGAACATGGAACTATGGTCAGTTTATAAATTTACCTTATTATAATAAAACAGAAAGAACTGGATTTAATTTAGATGGTAGTCAATTTACATTTGATCAATTTGTAGAAGTTATAAAACAAAATAGATACACAGCAGATGAATTAGAAGAATTTACAATTGAACATACTAAAAAATTATTAGCAGGTGGTGGTGAAGAATTTAATGATGGTCCACCATGCTTACAAAGATTAACTCAAGATAAATTAAGTGATGGCCGTGATAGATTTTTA